GAAGAAGAAGGCCGAAACGGCTTGCTTCTTTAAGAGTTACCTCGAGGCGAAACGGGCCTGTCTGGTGGTTCCTGAAACCTTCGTTACGAAGGAATTAAAGAATCACTCAGATAAGCTCCAACGTCAGCCCCCGAACGTTCCGAGGATTTTGGAACCTGATAGATCAATCGAGACCCTCCCCTATGGAGAAGACCTCATAAAACAGGGCTTCTTCGATAAGGTGGATAGTAATGTGGAGCGTGTGACTAAACATTTTACACGTCCTCTCCACCCTCGATTGTATGAGCCAAGTACAAGTGCTTGTTGGGAGTGTTCACGAGCACAAGGCGGTCAAGCCGAGACTATTCGACGATGTTTCTCAGAGTATGACCAGCAGCTACTCGCAATGATTGAGGTCAGACCAGGTGTGGTCCGGGAATTTCGGGGTTGGGCTTGCCCGACTTTCGACGAGATTATCCGTGTAATCTATGAGAAGTACTTCTCTTCTCGACCTCTCAGAGCCCGATCGGCTGCTCATATGACTGATTTGAGACATATCGACTATGATCATCCCCAAACCATTCTAGATCACTTCACCTTCGAATCAACTAACCCAACAGATTCATATTTTTCACTAATTCACGGCTATGATCCTCCCGTCATAGCTCGTTCTAATGACACATCTACTGATAAACCGAGAGATAAGAAATACTATCTTTTTAATCCCCCGCCAGCATATAATGCTCAGGATATAGATGAGGAGGTAGCAAATCCTTCTGCCTTCACTCTTGTTCCTGATATCATAACAGATCAACTTGTCATTGAGTATTGTTCTCCAATTTTAGTGACTCCTGAGTATAACTTCATTCCGGGAGTCTTTTGGTTAGGAGAGATGCAGACTTTGAGCTGCATGACAGAGACGGTTCTTGAACCCCTTAAGGTGCGGGTAATCACGAAAGGCGAGGCTCTTCCCTACTGGGCTGTTAAATGTCTCCAGAAATGGATGCATTCCAACCTTAGAGAACTAGTCCCGTTTTCCTTGATCGGCGAACCTGCTACAAGGGAAAAGGTAATTCCGTTAGTCAGGAAGATGATTGGTCCTGACATAGTCTCAGGGGACTATAGTGCTGCTACTGATAACATCAGTCTTGATGTTACCAAGAGGATTTTTGAAAATGTTCTTCGTCACGCTCGNCAGGCATGGACCGGATCACCTTTGATCTGGTCAGTGTTTGAAGAAGTGGCAAGGGCTGTCCTCTATGAACATATTATTAATTATCCCATGAAGAATCAAAATCATCATGGTGTGAATGTTCATGAACCATTGTTTGATG